CATAGATAACACATGGACCATGTTCAGTCTTGATTTCTTTTGGCGGCTTTGAATTGGAATCCTTGTAGACAAATATCAATTCATATTTGCCATCCGCTTCCTTGATAGCGAATCTGTCATGAACTTTTTCCCATGGTACAAGCTCATCCCAATTGTTCCATTTGTTTCCTTTTGTGAACTTGAACTTCATCTCTAAGCATGCATCTGCGATTGAGAATTCGTCGTATCCTTCACTGATCATATTGTAAAATACGCTCTTGAATTCTTCTGCAGCGTCCTTAGTCTCGAAGATTAACTTCATTGGCATTCCTTTAGGATTCGTTCCTGCGAATATCCATATACGTCCGTACTCATTTGAATACCATGTATCCCACAGTTTCTCTGCTGCATCGCATGTTGCATCCATATCTGCAATCAGATAGTCCAGATAATTCCGAGCTTTCTTTAGATCCTCAACACCGTTTTTCTTCTGGAATCTGAACAGATACTTCATAGAATTCCATAACATTGCGGCCTGCTTACCTGGTAGGTCCTTAACTACATCATTAAGAATATCAATAGTCTCAACACCAGCAATATTCTGGTAATGATCTGGGTGATTTACATTGTCTTTCATTGTTTCCTCCTTATCTCGTTGTTTTTAATGTAATGCTCTTATGGCACTGAGGACATTCAATATAAGTATCGTAGAACATTGGCGACTGCTTAACATCAGGTAACTTATATTGACCGTGTTTAATATCCTCGTTTTCATAAGAGAACTTGCAACCACAGTATTTACACTTATTTGTTGTCTTTGTGCCAGCCTCAATAATTTCAATCATTCCTCAACAACTCCTTTCCTTACTTTATGCTGCATTCCACAGTTTGGACATTCAACATAAGACGTAATTGTTTGCAATTTACCACCGCCATAAAGCTTAAAGTCCTTAATGTTCTCTTCTCCATAAGCGAATCTGCAGCCACAGTTTTCACACTCACCAATTGTTTTGTCTCCTAATTTCATAACATTGATCATTAGTCAAGTTCCTCCAATCTCGGCATCTCTAATACATATCCGCCGTCTCTAGACTTTCTAATATGAGCTCCACCAAGTTCATACCAACCATAATGGAAGTCATTTGCCTGTGTCGGAATACCAAGTGACTCGTATACATCTCCGACTGATACAGAATCATACTTGTCAAGATACTCAGTTAAGGTATCAAGAGTTAAATCTGCATCTGCTCGAGTCTTAAATCGGATGTTGTCCATATCGTATCTAGCCCGTCCTCGAGGAGCCGATCTACGTCTACGGTCATCAAACCTGTCATCGTATGATACTCGCTCTACGCTACCACGACTGAAGCTACTACGTCCACGTGATCTACGTCTTGTATCGCCATAGAATGCCATGTTGATAGCACCTTCAACCATATCAACGAATGTGTCCTTTAACGCTGGAATCAGAACATCATTAAAGATATACGATCCAACACCTTCGGATTCATCGCTTAAGAATGTTTCTCCGAATTTCTGACCCAGGGATTTTTTCTGAGTCGTTACTCTATTCTTTACCACTTTTTCAATCTTCTGACGCTCTTCAGATTTTGTAGATTTCTTCTTTGTTGCCTTTGCGCCAGTAGCGATTGAGTTGCTCTCCAATCTTTCCATTTTAGCTCCTTTCTAAGAAAAAAGTCTAAGACCATGTTTCCATGATCCCAGACCTTAAGATTTCCAATCTTGTTAAGTACTACTTTTCGTTTTCAGTTTCATCCTGATCCTCATCAGTCTCTTCAGGTTCCGCTTCACGATAGTCTGCATCTTTAGAGTCTTTAAACCTCTTCAAGTCGGCTCTCTTTTCTTTTACCTTCTCGACTAACATCATGCCTCCCTTAACTGCCGCTTTTCCAAGCGTGTAAGTTCCAACAGCCGCTAATCCGATCAGTGCAATCCCAAGTTTGCCTAATGAATCATCGTCCTTAGATTCCTCAGTTGCAGGCGTCGTAGAAACAACGTCCTCTGATACTAATACCTCGTTCTCATTCTGTAATTCTGACATACTTTTGTCCTCCTTAATTTTTTGGTATATCTCTCATTATAATATATGATTTTTTTGCGACCCTACATTAACTCGCGGTAATCAAACCTCGGATTTGCGAAATATCCAATTGTCAGGCATGGTTTTCCGTTTCTCAACGTTGAGTCGAACTGGACATCTACATAAGTGTCTGGCGACCATCCTACGTCGTCTCCTACTTCCACATGACTTGCATTTACTTCATCATAGAATTCATTCAGAGATATAAACATCTCACCGCCAAGGAATCGATCTTTTATCTTTCCAACGGCCTGCAGTATTTCTTCTCTTGTCGAATAGAACACATTGCCTGTATAGAGGTCAATACAAACCTCTTTTCCTTCTGGCATGCCATCAAACTTAGACTCTGAGATCTCTTTTACCCGCTCGTCCCTAGCAGCTTTGGTAGCTTTGACGTCTGTCTTTGGCGATACTTTTGCTACATTTCTACGATATCTGTCATATGCATTAGCCGTAAACTCGTACATCGCTGTCATAGCTGTAAGTCTAGCTGTGCTGATCTTGTACGATCCGATGAATGCTGAGATGCTTAAAGCCCCTAAAATCACCGTAGGGACATAGCACTTCCAACAAGACTTTACGATCTGCTTAGGACCAAGTTCATCAAATCTATATGCCATGTCAGATTTGCTTACGGACATTGGCAGTTCTTCATATTCGATTTCTCCTTCTTCGTATCGCCTAGCAATCTCATCATCCATTTTGTCAATTGCCAATGGTGTAGCTTTAACCGCACTTATTACTGTAGCTGCTAACCCACCGATTCCAGCAATCATAAGGAGCATCGGTGCATTCTTATCGGCAATGACTGGAACCTTGTTTGCCTCCTTAATTAAATCGTTTAAAAAACTCATTTTGTTCTCCTTTCTATATCATACTTGACTGATATTCCATATCTTTGAACCAGCCTTTTGCATCTCGTTTTTCTTGTTTAGTCGCCATAAATAACCCATGCGGTAAGTCAAGATACCTCAGATAATATCCGTCTCCATTTTCAAACGGCACAAGCTGAATATCAATCCATTCATTAGTCTTGTCGTTTTCATCCATGTCGATCTTTGACCATCCAACAATGTTTCCAAAATTTGTAGGATGTAAATCGAGATCATCTCTAAACTGATTCAATGTTACTGTCTGGCGTCTGCTTAAAGCCAATTTTCTGTTAAGCTTTAGAATTGCTGACTCTACTGTCGCCTTGTCAGCATAAAATCCCTCGTCAGTCAGACTATCAATGAAGAATGTCAATCCTGTCGTATCTACAAATTTTGATTCCTGTTCTGATACTGTTTTTGTGACTGGAGTTCTACTGTCTTTCCAGATTTCTTCTTCTTTTTCTTTACCTACCTCGTTTACTACTCCTTCTCTATACCGCTTAAAGTTTGCCTGCAAAATGCTCATAGCTCCCGCTAAGGCAGCCAGTTGTTTCTTGTTTAAGAAGTTCGATCCAAAGATGCACCCTATTGTAGCAGCGCCAACTACAATAGACGGAGCGTAAATCGGAGCTACAACCTTTACCTCTTCGATAAACGTAAGCTCTCTGTGTTTCTTTTTCTCGATCTCATCAACTTTAAGTGTTGCTTTGATAGATGCTTTATTTGTAAGGATGTTTGATACTACTACACCTACAGCCGCACCTATAGATAAAATAGTAGTCATGTTTCTTTTAATAAAATATCCTACCTGTTCAGTGTTCATTTTGACTCCTTTCTAGAAAAGGTAGAGGACCTGAATTAGTCCTCATCCTCTTTTTTGTCGGTTGATTCTAAAGCCTTTACTTTGTTATCGACTGCCTTATCGATGCTTAACTGTGTCAAACAGATTCCTAAGAATCCTGCTAATGCAGTGCATCCAATCTGGCCAATCTTTAATAAAGTTTCTTTGCCCATTTTATCACCTCCTATTATATGAAATGAATTATCTGCGATGGCGTCTTTCTGAGATCATCAGTACTATAAACGCCGTTAAGAATGCCAATAAGAATGTATCCATAATAACTAACTCCTTTAGAAAAGCTTAAAGGCCATGTTTCCATAGCCTATAAACTTCGTTCTTTATTATTTTGTGTTTCGATCCTGAAATTCCACTAAAGCCTTAACAACTTCAGCATTTTCAATGTTGTCTCTCAGCATACGATCGTGAAAATCACTCATGCCTTTCTGCCATCCATTTCTGTATGCTTCTGCATTTGTCATGCCAATGTACTTTCCAATCATAGCACCATAAGCACGACCAGCTGCAACCGCAACTACAGTCGTAGCGCAGAAAGCGATGATATCACTCTTGTGCTCAATAACATAGTCTTTTGCCTCGTTAAGTTTCTGTTTAGTTTCTTCTTTCATTTTAATTCTCCTTTCAACTTAAAACAATAAAGTTCTCATTATAGACTAAGAATTATTTGCGAAAAGCTTAAAGGCCATGTTTCCATAGCCTATAAACTTAACTTTTTGTTTCTCAGATCTTCGTCTTTGGAAAGATCCCCGGAAATGCCTTACTAAGTATTGCGCCTCCATTACCTTCGAAGACCATCACCCCGATGCTAAGACCGGCCCAAGCGGCCAGCGTTACTCCGGATTTGATCAGTTCTAATTTTGAATTAGTTTTGGACTGCTCCAATTCGCGTACTCGAATGTCGAGTTCTCTTTCTTTGTGATCAAACTCTTTCATTTTGATATCACGCTCCTGTGCGAGCTTATCTTCTTCCAATTTCAACTTATAGAAGCTAACCAAATTGTCGGCAATAGCATTTCGCTCGTCGCCAATCTTTTCATCGAAGAGTTTATTGTCCTCTTCAAGAATTGTTTGCTCTAATACCTCTCTTAAGTTTTCAGTTCCTTCTTCTCTTGCCATATTTGACTCCTTTCAATATTATAACAATAAAGTTCTCATTATAAGCCCTGTTTTATTTGCGTGTCCGACATACGCCTAACTTCGAACGTTACTGTATCGGAATTGTACATCTCTTTAAGAGAGTCTTTTCCCTTAACCTCAAGAGCACAGTAGTACCCTTCGCTATCCTCGTCCCTAGCCATTTTGATGATGCCTGGGCAAGACATTTTCGTTACGTTTTTGCCAACATGCATACCGACAATATACCCAAGAGTTACACATATAATGCATACTAATACGTTCATTTTAATTCCTCCTTATCTTTTTATATCCTATTACTATAGCTTCGATATCTCCGCATCTAATACCTCCTTGAACTGCGGATGTGTAGGAAAACTCTGCGAGCGCTTTTTGGAGTTTGTCTGAAGATGATATTGTCTCTTGTGCAAATAAATATCTAGGGATAGAGGTGTGATCATAATATGTGACTCTTTTTGCATAGTTTTTCACCGCCTTTTTGAATGCTCGAACCTTGCCGTACTGGAACCATTTATAAGAGAAGTAGATCCTTATATGATCTGGTCTAGTGACAGTGGTTATTACGTCCCAGCCATTACGCATTGTAATAATATCGTGAACTATATAGTAAATATAATTCCGTCTAGAAATATCAATATGAGTTTTAAACATTATAATCCCTCCTTCATATTTTTAAACAGGTGCTCGAAGCTGTCATCATTGAATTCAATTGCATGACAGATATCTTTTGATATATCCCTAGTATCAACTGGAGTTCCTTTTGGCGATTTACCAGCGATTAACGGACTCTTGCCAATCGTCTTCATTACTGAATTCAGCTCAATGTATTTTGACAGTTTTACAGCCTTGAATCCAGACAAGTCAATAATACCAGATGCAACGTGGATATCAAAGATATTGTTGTCCAGGTACACCATCTTCTTATCAAGTTCTCTTGCTGAGAATGGAATAATCATGCTCTGATCATTGTCCCGGTATAAGAATACAGCTGACATCATGCCTCCACAATTCGGAACCAACCGAATAGAATTGCACTCAGATGCTACCTTACTCTCGTAGAAATGACCGTCCAATCCAACGAAATCCTCAACATACTTTACTACCATTTTTGTATCCTCCTTTAATTTAAAAAATATAAAAGGAGAAGCCTATATAGGCCCCTCCTAGTTTTTGTGATGTTTTTTCCAGATATGTTTGATGATAGCATAGATTATCAATCCTGCCACTATCACATCTCCGAAAGTGAATAATATTGAAATACCTCCTGCTAAAAGCAGTGCTATTCCAACTACTATCACTCCTAATAAAATAGCTCCTAAAATTGCTAATGTAATCATCTTACATTCCTCCTTTCATCTCATTATACACTATGAGATTTTTGCGAGGCGTTCAAGCTCATCCATTACGAGGTTAATTCCCTCAAGTTTACCTGTTAAGCGTTCCGTTTCCATAAGAATATGTAACCCTTCTACTGAATCTTTATCCGGTAACGCTTTTGCTTTCTGGTTCAATTCTTTTGCTCGTGTTAAGATTTTCTCTGCTTCTTTATTTGAGAAATCAATCATAGCTATTAACTTACTGTGTGTTAAAATTTCGTTTAATGTCATTTTGACTCCTTTCTAGAAAAGCTTATAGACCATGTTTCCATAGTCTATAAACCTTATTACTACTCATTATTTTCTTGGTTTTCTTACTCCATAATTGTATGGTTTTTTCATACTAATCACCTCCTTATAATAATGTTTAGTTCTCATTATAATGAATGAAATATTTGCGAGATAAAAGAAAGAGCCAATGTTTCCACTGACTCATCCTAGTTAGAATAGTAAAGCTCCTATTCCAAGACCGATTCCTACCAGTGCAATTACCGGTCCTAAAATCGCTAATGTAATAAATACCTTTACTATGTTTGCTAAGAATTCTTTCATCTTTTAGCTCCTCCTTTCTTCCTATTATAGGAACAGAATATCTTGCGAAAAAGGAACGGGCTTTGAATCGCCCGCGTCCCTAGACCTCTATTTAGTTGTGTTTTGATTTTTCTTCTTTCTCTTATCGAAATATGTCTGCAATTGGAAATACTCCCAAACTGATGCAAAATATCCAACGGCACTAAATGCTATTCCAATCCAGAGACCTACGTTGTAGATCATCCAGAATCCAATGAACATTAGTAACGTTGGTGCGCATACAAAGCTTAAAGCTGACACCAATGCAAATAATTTTTCTAATCTTTTCTTCATATCAAATTACCTCCTAAATGTTTAATCTTCATTATACGAAATGATATATTTGCGAAAAGAAGAGAGGACCTGAATTAGTCCTCATCATCTTCGTCATAACTAAACGCCATTGCTACAAAATATGCAATAATTCCGCATCCAAATGACACAATTGGGTTCATGATTCCTGTCATAGTCAATACTGCAATTACAAGTATTGCTACTGGGAATATAGTAATTAACCAACGTCCATCTTTGAATATCTTTAATAATCCTTTCATATTTATGTACCTCCTTTAAATACGTCTCTAGTTCCTATTATACGAAAGGAATTAAATGCGAGGTAAAACGAAAGGCCTAGATTTCTCTAGACCCCCATTTTGAATTGTTGGTTTATTTTCGTTTCTCTTCAATGATAGCCCAAACTACCAAACCTACACCAATACCGATCATAGTAAGTGCAGAACCTTTAATAAGTCCGTCACGGTACATTTGACCGCCAAAGCTTATCAAAGCATTACACTCATCGCTACTCACCTTATTAGCGAGATTTGCAATAATGTTTTTCTGTTCATCTGTGATAACACTATTCATATAAATCACCTCCTATTATAGCAGTGGAAATATTTGCGAAAAAGAAACACACCTTGAACATCCAGCGATACTCTGACGTCCCTAGACCCTCGTATTGAAAGTCTAGAGACATCGTATGTGCATTACTGCTTTTTTGCCGAAGCAGCTTTGCGCTTGTTATGCTTACTTGTGCTAATACCGAGCAGAGCACCCAGAAAAGTGTCAACTGCAGTAATAGTTCCTACAACCTGGTCTCCGTATGGAAGCCCCCAGATAGTAGCCAGTGTGAAATACAGAGTACCTACTGCTGGTAAAGCGATCAATGCAATCCATTTAAGAATATCATACTGTCTATTTGTTAACTTCATTTTTACTTTCTCCTTCCTTTGTCGGAGGTACTGTAAATATCTTGAGTCTATTTACTCCCTCCATAACTCTTTTTGCGGAGCCGTTGCCCCCTAAGGCTTTGTATGGTTCGTAAAGATAGTCTCTCAGATTCTCATATTCATCTTTAGTGATCCATCCACGCTCGATATATATCATGCCTAACGACACGATGCGATCGTGGGCCAGTCCAATGAGCATCTGACTTTGCAATGATTTTTTATCATCTTTTTTCTGAATCCATGCCCAGAACCCAGATGATGCAATAACCGAACACAACACAGTGACGATAATTGATACGATACTTTCCATAATCTTCCTCCTTATGCGATTACTTTATCAAGCTCATAAGGAATAAACATCCATGCGTCATTACCTAATACAGAATAAGCTATTGAAAATATCTTAGCTCCATAATCGGCTATAAAGTTGCAGACCCATTCTTCTGCTAATATCCAATATTCTGGTTTTACAACCTTATGAATATCGTCTAGCAGACCGTAACTAACAAGAGCACAATGACCTAGCTCATGGATAAGAACTTTCATGAGGAGTGCACCAGATAAGCTCCTCGACATGAAAATAGTTGCAAGGTTTGTGTCTGTGGTGGCTAATGTCATTTTTCCAGTCCTATCCATAAGCATTTTGTCATTTGGGTTTACGAACTTTATCCTCCATAAATATCCATTCATTGAGAATCTGTCCATAATCGCAGTTCTCTTTAGATAGTCATGTTGTCTACTAATGTAGAAAGTTCGGTTTTCATTGCACGCTTCAATTCAGGGCTTGCTTCGCTCCAAATATCACGCATAGAGATAATGGCCTTCTCGACATGTTCTTTTCCACGCTCTTCCATTCTCTCTTTGTCTTCTGATGAGCCAGTTTTCGTGTAATGTTTTCTTGCATCAGACCAAGAATCATACGCAGCTCCATAAGTGCTAACTGGCTTGTTCATCATTTTTGGTTCATTTTGATCCATATAGCCAAAGCGGAGTTTCATTTGATCTGCAAACTCTGTTGGATCACCGGTGAGATATTGCTGCATGTTGTAGTCCTCACCTTCTAAATACGGCATATATCCATATCTAGATCCGTGCCCAGCTGAAGCGTATCTACCACTAGAGGCATAGCGATTTGGATTGTAACCGTAAGACCCATCTCCCATAGCCTCTACAATCGATTTGTAGTACTTTGACTGCATGCAGTAGTTCTCGGCTTCATAAATATCTTTGATCATATCAACGACTTCGCCCATTTCATGAGCATCTACACACTCGATTCCATGAGAAAGCTGCTCTTTTACTGAGTCTACAAGAGTTGCCTTAATAGAACAGAGATCTTTCATCTTTTCCATTTTGACGACACCTCCTTAAGCAAGTCTACGAACAATAAAAGCGCTGTTAGCAGCGACAGTTACGTCCGCAGTACCAGTATTAGTTACGGTTATACGATCGTAGTCCCCGCAACAATTCTTGATTAATGTCGAGGTAGCTACGTTATTAGAAGCATTGGCAGCTCCTGGAGTAGCAACCATAGTTGTCTCTGGCATCGTTGCTCCTCCTAATTGGAAAGCAAGCTGTACAGGAGTGCCTGCGACAGCGCCCGAGATGTTACCAGCAAAAGAAGCTTCATAAATGCCATTAGCTCTCATTTTGACAGATCCGGTGTTTGCTCTATGACACTCAGCGCAACCTGTCTTAAGAAGGACTTTGTCAAAGGTAATGGACTGACCAGCAGTCAATACCTGATCAGTAGTATTTGATAATTCAATCATTTTATAATACCTCCATACAAGGGAGAGCCAGTTTCTAGACCCTCCCTAATCATTTTGACGTTAATTAGCAGCAACCGTTATTAGTTGATCCACAGTAGCATCCAAACCCGTAGTTTGCATATGGATTTGGAACTGTAAATGCCGGAACAGCAGCTGGACGTAACTGATTAACAAGATACTGGTTCTGAGCACACTGAGATGCTGTAAGCTCCAACTTGTTAATAGCAGCCTGCTGGCTAGCAATTGTCTGATCTTTTGCATCCATCTGCATTTTGACCATTTCATCATGCAGAGCACGATAGTTGGCATTATCATTGTCAATAATGTCTCTTGTCTGATTTTGAATAGCGTTAGTGATAGCGCAAGTATTTGTAGCCATATCATACTGAATCTGAGCCTGACCCTGACGGTTCTGGCAGCAGCAATCGGCTAACTGCGTCTGAATGGCATTCGTTGACTGTAAATTTGCGATATTAGAAGCATTAGCACTGTCACTAATAGCGCTCTGAATAGCGTTAGTAGACTGCAGCAGGCTAGTGTTCATAGCATAGAATCCATCGCAAATTCCATTGTCAATGCCGCTAAGCTTGTTAAGAATTGACTGGGTATCAAATCCTCTCTGAAGATCGCCATTAGTTGCACAGCTCTCTCCATTTCGTCCCTGGCCACCCCAGCCATTTCCCCATCCGCCGAAGATAGCAAACAGGATGATTAACACCCACCATCCGTTTCCATTGCCCCAGCCATCACCATTTCCATCTTTTGTAACAGCAGCGATATCTGAAAGACTTGGCGCACTACCCATATTAAACATAATTACTTCCTCCTTATTTTACATGGAAAAACTGTTCTGCCTGTCGGATAGCATCTTCTTTACTTACCCCCATAGACTTACAAATGTTCTCTGCAATCTCCTGCCCTTTTTTCTCATCGCCAGATTGAATAACGTTAATCATGCTTTGAGCATTAGGGTTATTAGCAATATTAGGATTCTCCTTTAGAATCTTCATTGCCATTTGCTGAATACATTGACTTATCATTCTTCTTGTCCTCCTTGAATCGCGACTTATTTTGATGCCCTTGCCGTTTGAGCATATTCTCTATTCTGTCAAGCTGAGCTTTTAATTCTCCGGCGTTATCACCATTTTGACACTCTGATTGAGCCTGCTCATTTGAACTTATAGAATAGATAATACTTTGCAGAACACCATTGCTATTCCACTGCTTAGCAATAACCTTCTTGCAATCCTCTGTCATAAACAGACAAATACTGCCATCCATTGGTATTTCTGCAGGCACAATATCCTGCTCTGAAGTTACAATCCTTCCTCTTATTGGAATAATTGGCCGTTGATTTGCCATTGCGTTTGCCAGATTAGGCTGCCCTACAGTCTGGTTATTCATAACTTGGGGATTATGAATAAGTTTTGGTCCTCCATTCCAATTTGGTTGGTCTACAGGACCCATAGGCCGTCGCATTCCTTGGGCGTCGATGTTTGGTGTATAATCCATAGCAAAACAGCTCCTTTCCTATTTTGATTTAAAAGTTCTTATCCCTAGACACAAACGAGTAAAAGTCTAGAGATATTATTTAATTTTCTTTTAACGTCGCTTGGACGGTTAAGAATTACTGCAATGGTATCACCTCCCCAAACCATTTTGATTTATGTCAAAGACTCGCTAGTAGCCTCCGATTCCGAGCTGTCACCGTCTGTTGTACTAACTGGGTCATTCTTGTAAGCTCTGATAGTAACGTCATTAGATAATCCGTCATGAATCTCAATGACGTTGTCCAGCTTGAACCCGTCGAATGTAGTGACATTTCCATTATCATCTGTAATCTCCATATGAGAAATATTGTCTGCATTACGAGCCGTGGAAGCAATTCTGTCAAACACTGCTGGAGACTCGTATGTGGAAGTAATATTCAGATAAGTTCTACCTGACTGATTCTGAGCATACTCTCTTGTAAATTTACGGATATCAACTGTGGTTCCGTTTCCAAATTTAAGTTTCATTTTGATCCTCCTTACTTAATTCCTTAAGCATATCAAGTTCTTCCTCGCCGATAATAGGAATAGCCCATTCATCCGGACAGTATATTTTGAATCTTTGTTTCGAGTGTTTCTTACGATACCACTTGTTCCAGAAGTATGCATTTGCAAGTGATCTGGTCTTGTGCATATCACAAATGTAGGTACAGCGCGAATCCGGTGTTCCATTTTCCTGGTAATTGTATGCAGAGCACCAACTGCAGCCTTCAGCAATAGGACAATAGAAGCATTCGTCACTAGACTCTGTTCTTCTGTCAATTTTATTGAGGCACTCAACGCACTGCTTATCACATTTTCTTTGAGCAATTCCGAAATTGACATGACCAATTCTAAGAGGCTCTCGGGACGTTCCTAGACTGCTTTCCATATATCTGATGCATGGATAAAGCCACCCATCTGGGTCCATCGCTAACATAAATCCAGTTCCACCGCACCAATTTTCAAGATCTGTTTCTTCTTTTGGTTTAAAGAAGTCATTCTCAAATAGTGCCATAAAATGGTCATCAGCTAAATCGTTCTCGATCCAATAATCAGCTAACATTTTGAGCTGCTCGTAATAAATCTTTGCATGGTCCAAAGTCCATCCTTTTTCATAAACGACGTTTGCATTAATATCCTTGTATCCAAGCTCAACCATATGCTTAATCGCTGAAAATAGGTGTTGAACATTACCAGGAGCTATAGTAATCTTAGAGCCCATATAATAGCCCCTTGATATCCAATCCTGAGCTCCAGCTACTGCCACGTCATAAGACCCCGTACCATCTGGAAAGACTCTACAAGCGTCATGCAGAGCCTTATTTCCATCGATGGTAATTGAGAAAGAGAGATTATGGCGCCATTTGTTCAGGAACTTCTGAACTTTAGGCTCAAAATATAATACACCATTTGAGCAAATCGAAATACAGAATTTCGTAGCCCATGGATGCATCAACTCGATAGCCTTATCATAAAAATATGTGCAAATCTGATCAATAAGATCTACACATAAGAAAGGTTCCCCACCAATAAACTCAATGATAATGCCAGGCGACGTATTTACGTCAATATATTCTCCAAGCCGCTCATCCCCGGTAAGAAGCATATCGATGAGTTTTTTTGCATCTTCAAACTTCATTTTTCTCTTGCCTTTATTTATTTGATAGCAGTAGGTACAGCATAAATTGCACTCGTCTGTTACCTGAAAGGTCACGGTACGAGATAAAGTTCTTCTGTCAGATGCATTATTTGTTATAATTGTCTCGGGATACAACCTTCCAATCATATCCTGAAACTGCTCAAACTTCTTCATAGATTCAACCCTCTAATACTGTAATGTGCACAAGGTGCTCTGAGAAGTCTGTTACTTCCCATCTGAATTTAACATCTTTTCCTTCATGCTCTAGAACACGAGGCTGCAGAGATCTCTCTAACTCGGCTTTAGCAACGTCATAGGAACATTCTGCTTCCTCAAGCAATTTGTGGTAATGCTTAAACGGAACCGAATCCAGCACGGAAGCATCTGCGTCATCTTTTGCCGACTCCAGTATATGAGCTACAACGTCTTTTCTGGTCATAACCTCATATGCAAGTCTCTGTAAATAGTCAGCTGTCTCTTTGTTAAGTTCTAATGTAAAGTTTTTCATATTAGTTAACTCCTTTTCTTTTAATAGTTTTTATATTCCTGTTATTTTGAATGGTATTCTAATTACCTTTGACCCCTTAAATATTGAACCAACTTCAGGATAATTTTTAGTAGTGTTATATTTATACCAAATTAAGTCGAACCTAGTGCATTTTTTATTTGCTTGTGTGGTCTCGTTCGGTGATACCATTATTTGGTACCCTTGACCGGCGTTAATGACAAGACCGTTAGCATTCTCAATTGTTGGAGGCCAATAATTATCTGATGATCCAACATGGTTTGGATTATATGTTATGTTCGAATCATTAAGCATTACGAATAGAGGTATTGCCAATTTATAGCCTAACTGTTTGAATATGGTGTTGTCAACTACTGTAAGTCCATTGGATAAATCAAACAATATTTCGCTATTCTTTTTATCGTAACGTATCTGTATCCCAAGATCTTTAAGCTCATAATTAGAATTATTAGCATAACCGCCACCTGGAAGCACTTGGTTCCACAATGCTTTAGAGTATATCGGTTTCATCATACCATTGGCAATCAGATCTACTGTTTGGTCCTCAACTACCCCCCCTGAGACTACGGCGCCAAACGCTTGAGCTTGACATGTTCCAGTGCATGTTGCAGAGCAAGTTGTTGCGCATGCGTTTTTGCATCCACCACTACATCCATTACTGCACCCGTCACATGCGCCAGTACATGAGCCATAGCATCCAGAACCGCACCCTGAACATCCACTGCATCCTCCTGAACATCCACTACATCCTCCTGAACATCCACCACTGCATGATCCATCGCATCCTCCAGAACATCCAGTGCAACCATCACAATCGGATGAACAGCAGCTACATCCACTACATCCATCGCAGCTACTACATCCGCTACACGAAGAACATGAAGAACACGAACTAGCGCATCCGGTGCAGCTATAGCATGTAGCACAAGACGAGCCTTTTCCACTCGCCGAGCATGAGCTTGAACATGAGCCTCCACATCCTGCACACCCACTACAGCCTCCACATCCTCCTGAACATCCACCTCCACATGCCCCAGAGCATGCTCCTCCACATTCCCCAGAGCATGTTCCTCTACATCCATCGCATCCTCCGCATCCGCCAGAGCAGGTAGTAGAGCATCCGCCTGAACAGCCACTACAGCCACTCGAGCCGCTGCCACCAGATCCACCAGATCCGCTACATCCACCAGAACAGCTGCTACATCCGCTGCATGTACTACCGCACGTCCCTACACATAGTCCAGAGCATGCTCCACGACATGAAGAGGTAGCTCCATCAATTGGCTCTTGAGATAATGAGTCAGTATAAGATAGCAATTCATTATTGAACGATGATGGGATCTTAGAGCCCGTCTTAAGATCGGCAGTATTCAAGTTCCCATGATCTTTGATATTCAATAAAGGCTCAACTACTTTTTTACCTTGGTCCGCTGTGACTTTAGTTCCGGATGTAGGAGTTGTGGAGAAGTCGTACGATGCAGATGCAAACCCAGTCATAGAACCATTGTATGCTCTACGCTGCATTTCTGTTTTTACCTTGGCTTTAAGAGTGTTCATTTCTGCCGCGGTAAGAAAATTAGGCATTATCTTCACCCTCCTTTTTAAAAACTTTATTTGATTTTTCCTCCCGGGGATTTTTTATATCTCGTTTTTCTTTATCCTTCGTAAAATGATCAAATCCCGATAAATACATTATCTATACCCCCATTTTGAATTATCCCCACGTAGCTGCTAATGGTACCCAGGCAGAACCATTGTAGAATTTAGCCACACCTGAAGTATCGATCCATAAGAGTTTGGTATTAGTTGGAGCAGAAGCACCGTAATGATATCCTCCCGGGTCATCTGATCCAACTGGATACCAACCTGGACCTCCAAAAGAACCACCGTATGGTATGTAAACATACATCATTTTATTACGAGGGTTATATACTAACTGGCCGGGATATGGAGAAGATGGAAAACCGCCGCCTTCTCCAATATAGAGACCGTTGACGCCTCCCCAATATTTCCCATTATAAACCTGTAAAACATCTGATTGATCTGGATTAACCCACAGATCACCAACTTTAGGATTTGTTGGTTCAGTTGATCCATAACTAACGCCTCCAGACTCTGCCGATTTCTTGATAGACTCTAACAGGTATTTTCCATTTGGTGCGTCAGCATGGAATGACTGAACATTTCCTGGAGAGATTATATGAGTAACTCCATCGAAGGATTTTAAATCGAAATTAGGGAACTCTGTAGCCTGAGTGATCTTCGTGGTTGAGGATTGGTATGGGGCTATATCGGTGGCGGTTTCTCCTTCTTCTAATTGAACTTGAATCTGACAGTCAGTTACGGTTATTCCCGATTTAATATAAATGCCTAGTTGATCCTTAGCCCCATCTATTCTTGTAAACGTAAAGGTTGTTGATTTTGTACCATTTGTTAAAGTACGTATAGCAGCTATATCTGTGTTTTTATTATCTTTATTATTTGCTAAGTATACAGATGCTGTACCATTTTCTACGTTTAGAGTCATGGTATATTTATTGCCAACTGTAAGACAAGGAATTAAAGCATCTGTATACAGTGTATAATGCGCGGTATAAGATGCTGTCCCAGAAGCATGTATTACTCCTTTTGAATCTACAGTAAAAGTTATTCCGTTTGTAGTATACGAAGAACCTCTATAATATGGATACGGAATTAAATTCTTTCCAATCGTCTTAATATCGTAGCCTGAGTATGGTACGAAATCATCGTAGGTAGCATTCAAGTCTGTCGTAAGCATTATATTAGAAACATCGGATGGGGTAATCTTTGTACTCCCTATTTTAAATACAAATCTAACATATTTACAATTGTTTTCCACAGAGAATATATAGTTATTTTGTTGCCAACCTGAATCTGATATCTGTGCCTTATTAGAATCAAATGTATGAACACCAACATATGGTACTCCTTTGAAAGCTATCACATATCTATTATATGAATCAACTGGTATAAATTCAGCAGTTCTAACGATATAGTCCGCGGGATTTTCGCCGCCATCATCTTTACTTAAATTGCCCTGTTCGATTGGCGAACTCATAAAATTCCTCGTAGCATTACCTAACATTAACGGGGCTTCCACAGTACCTTCAAGATCCGTTTTCGTTGACTCGATAAGCGATACTTTCTCCTTACCTAACTTCTCAGTTTCTAGAGTAAGTTTAGCGCCAAGGTCGCCTTCAAGCTTATTTTTTATATTTTCAAACCACTTGTCAAACTCTGTCTGGGACGCCTTTTCCCATTGCTGGAATGTTGACCAGTTAGCATCGTAAGCGGCTTTAATCGTAGCGAACCACTGGTCGTAGCCATTCTTAATACTGTCATACCATTTCTGATAGTCCGATTTTGAAGTTGCTTGCCAATCCGTAATCTCTTTCTTAGCGGCCGTGAGCCAAGCCTGGTAATCCTGCTTCTCGCCATTCATCCATGTATTGAAGTTTGCAGTATTCTCTTCTACGAACCGATTCAAGATATCTTTCCACTGAGGAATAAGCTGTTCGATGCTGATTACCTCGAGAATTCCTGTAACAAATGGGCACGCGCTCGTCCCTACACAGTTTTCAATATCCGCCTGCCTGATTGACGTAACCTCTTTACCGACTGTGACATACGCCAATGGATACTGATGAACTTCTTTAGTATTTGTCAATACCGGCTTGGCTGGTGTAGACGATGGCGTTCCTTTAATTAATTTAATGCTGTTTGCTCTTACAGATTCAACTGAATTGATCTCCAGAACAACTGCATCAATACGATCCATAAGAATCTCTGATGGTGGAATAGTAACTGGATAAAGAGCATCGTTGTAACTCCAAGTATGATTAAACCATGCTCGTCCAGTTCCAACCGTTACGTTCATCTGATTGCTCTGCTTTACGACAAGACAGTCGCCAATAGATGCGAATATTCCATCCCGAATCAAGCCATCAAATAATCTTGAAATGTCGGTAGCATCATATAATCTATCATGATCTACGGAATTAAAAAATCCAGATGCAAAACTCATATTTTTCCTCCTTTATCTTATTCTTTAAGAGCCTACTGGTATTCTATTATCATCGGCACTTACAAAGTCTGTAAAAGTAGGGTATGAAGTTTCCCCACTAGAATCTTGGGACATGATAAATTCCGACACGGTTGATGTCCCTTTAATACCATAGTCGTTTTCTATCTGTACTACATCCCCCATTTTGAAATCTCGTCCGTATACAAACATAGTATGAGGATCAACATCTCCATCCATAGATATGGTATGTGGTTTCTCAGCTAAAGCTTCTTTGCCCTTCTGAGCAACTACTTTCAGTCGCTCGGCGTCGCTCATTTTATGGTCCTCATCCTCAGAAGTAATCGACCCAGCATCAACGTATATCTCGCATCGATGCATACCGCTCAACTGTTCCTGAGTTTCTCCGTCTCTAGTCACTTCTTTAGTAATCTTCAACGGATTCCCGGATAATGTTTGTGTATCCCCATCTTCTCCAACAGTTAACGCAACGTTTGCGTAATCTTCTTTACTGTCCAAATAAGATGTGTTATTTAAGTTTTCAAATGAAGGACTGAATACAACATACGGAGTTAATTGCTGTGCATAAGATCTATCAACGCCTTTGTACAGCTCAAACTCAAATTGTTTATTTTCATTTAACGTAACTTTAAATCCAATTTGTTTCTCGACGCAAAGTGAGTTTATTGCCTCGTATAAGTTTTCATGCTGCTCATACTTTGCGTCAATTGTCAGAGCGGTTATTCTACTGTCTGTACTCTTCTTGAATATAAAGTTAGAAATCTTTCTTTCCGATTTTGACGGCGCTATTATAGCGTCATTTATAAGCTTCTCTATTCCATCTTGGAAATTTCCGCCAAGTGTAGTATTGTCCCATATTATCCTACGCTTCAGCAAGCTCTCAAGAGAGTAGCCTATAACTTTAATTGTTGGTCCTTCTGTAGTATTCGTTTCAAGAAGCATTCCCTGAATAATCATCATGTGAACTGAATCATCATTTTGAAGATAGTAGTCATTGACTAGATAAGGAAACACCCCATCCATATCCAAAGTGAGGTAGAGTTCAAAGTCCCCATTCTCTTGATATCTATCAGTCCAAATGAAGGACTTGAACCTGTCAATAATGGCTACTTTTTCAAACCTTGAGTTTAATATTGTAGCTTCCATTGCTTACCTCCTCAAATTAATCACCTTCCATAAGTTATACTCCTTCGTATATCGTATCGTTTTCAATCTTGAACTGAATACTCATTGCTCCTTCTGTAGCATTGTAAATGAAGATATTATCTCCTTTCGACAGCTGGAACCAGCTCGATCCTTTGCCTAAGCAGTTGAGAATGTTTGTCGTTAAGCCGGCTCTCAGCAATGTAACTGACTTTTCTCCTCGCTTAGTATTTATAATGATATCGTCACCAGCACCATATGCTTGACCAGTTAAGGTCTGTATAAAGTCAGTATTTATTCTCATAACTTCACGAGTTCTAGCGTTATAGATCACAATATCTTTTACTGTATCTAGCGCATGAATTGTTATTGTTATACCAACTGAAGCATCTCCTTTGTACGTTACTACATTCTCATACATATGTACGATATCGCCGAAGTTTATGAGCTTTTCGGTTAACGAATTGTTTTCAAATGGAAATTCGAATTTAGGATTGACGCCACTAAATAATGTAAGCGTCTTTCCATTAGTTGCATAAAAGTATGGGTCTGGACAAATTACGGAGATTTGAGTAGTTTCATGAGCCTGGAATATATCAGGTTCATTTGACTCGACATAGCCGAAAGCATCAAGAGATCTCTGATCCGTTACGAATGTCAACGTGAGGTATCTCTTGATAGGGAAATACTTATATGTAGTATGCCTAATAGTTTCGATATCTGTTCCGAATCTAAAATCCAGAGTAATAACGATATTTCTAGTTTCAAGTTTAGCACTATTATATAATGCTCCATCTCCGGTCGCTATCTCACTAGTGTTGATAGTTGCCTTAACTGGCCCCAAACCTTCAATGTCTGTTATAGCTAGACCCGAAACCTCAGGCCTAGCTAGTTCCATTTCTAGGGATTCCCCTAAATAATTAGTAACGATTACTTTCTTTATCATTTAAGAGCCCCCTTTAATTGACTAAACTGGTTCTTTGTCTGTCGATATATCTCTTTATTAGATAATGCTACAGGCGAATTATTAGTCTGGTTGAATGTATAGTTGTTAGTTACATTGGTACTAGATCCTTTTAGAGCGCGACCAGTTTTACTACCCCTTCCGCCATTCTGCAATGCCGCCAAAGCTTTGCTAAGACCGTTACCTTTGCCGAACACACTTCCGGCTATTCCACTAGCTATAGAAGCTGCAAAACCAGCGCTAGCTCCTGCTACAGAAGATCCCGTAGCTGATGTCACTCCGCTACTAACCATTGACGACAGATTCGAAGTGTTAACACTGGCACTTAAACTAGGCATCTGTATTTTAGATAGTACTGCGTTTACAGCGTCAACTAATTCCTGAGCAGCACTAACAGCTGATGGTATAGCTCCTCTAATGCCTCGAGCAAATGAATTACCAAGTGCGCTTCCTTTAGAAGATGCTTTGTCGCTGCCTTTTGAAAACGAAGATAATGCTTTATCTACCACTGATTTACAAGAAGATTCTACAGCTGTTAACACCGTTGTTGCAGCAAGACCTAAAGCAAAGCAATAACCAAGAGATGTTCCGGAAGATTTAAAAGCTTTCTTGAAATTTGTTTCTGCGTAATTCGTAAAAGCTGTGCAAGCCTTCTTGGCTGATTGCTTTGCAGACTTTGCAACCCCTTCGGAAGCTGAGTCGATTCCAGCTTTGAACTGGTTTCCAGCTTTCTTACCTGAAGACTTGAATGACGTATCTTTTTTAAGTACTTCGTCAAATGACTTAGCTACCGCGTGAACAGTTTTTGTCGCTGCAGATCCTTTGAGGTTCCTAGATGAGCCTTTCTTAGAAGATACATCCTTGCCTGTAGCAGCATCAATCATTCCCTGATACATGGAATTGACAGCTCCTAGACCTGCTTCTTTGTACGAATCAGATACTGTTTTTGCTACTTCTTCATTTATTGACAATTTTTCGACATACAGATCGTTCATTTCTTTTCTTTCAGCAGGCGTCATGCTGTAATATACATCAACAAGATCAGCTGCGCTCATTCCCTGATCGACTAGTTCTTTTAACAATCTAGGATCTAGCGATTTAGCAAGGTCAAGTATTTCAGCTTCCCATTTCTTAACAGCTTCGACATTATCTCTGGCTTGTTGCTTTACTGAATCTTTTGTCATTTGCATTTTTTCAGCAAATAGATTATTTACTTCTGTAATTTGTTCACTAGTTGCAAGCTTGAATCCTTCGATATACGGTATTGCTTGCGTCCCTAGGCTCTTAAGATAATCCAGCAATCCATCTGCAAATCCCATATTCTTTAGTTCCTCGAGACCTTCAATTACTCTCTTTTCGGCATTAACCTGTGACCACATACGATCAATAATGGTGTCATTGCCGAGATCATTTACTACTTCCTCGTATCTCGTAAAGTAATCCGTAGAACTTGAAATGTCGAAATTAACAAACGACGTGAAGCTATCGAGACTGCTCTTTACGGATTCCGTCATAGACTTTGCCGTATCTTCGATTTTCTTCTTTGCATCGTCCCAATCGTTGTTTATCTTCTTGAGATTTTTCTCCATTTCCTTAGCTGCTTCAGAAACAGCATTTGGAATTTCTTTTACATCTTTCTTGACTTCTTTGGCTGTTTTCTTAACGGATTTCTTCGCTTTCTTCTTGGCAGCTTCTTTTTCTTTCTTCAAAGCAAACGACTTGATAATATCATTAGCTCCAGATTTCTGAAGTTTGAGATTCTTAACATATACGTCATTAATTTCTTTACGCTCTTCAGCTGAAAAGGTAAGCATTTCCAATACTTTACTCAGGTTTCCAGGCCCTTCATCAACCAATTCCTGAACAAGGCGAATATCCCAACCCTGATTAAGCATCTTCTTAATAGAATTCTTCCACTTAACAGCATCTTGATAAGTCTGCTTATAAGAAGCTATAATATCTTCTTTCGTTTGTTTACTAGCTTCTGCATACGCTTTGTTCGCTCTGTCGATTTCTTCTTTTGAAGCATTTGCAAATAATTTTATATATGCATAACCAGATTCTCCCATACCTTTAAGAGTATCGATAAGACCCTTACTAAGACCGTTCTTTGCTAATTTTGCAAGGTTGTCCTTCATTTCCTGATAGCCATCAACCTGGCTTTCCATATTCTTAAGAACTGTACTCATCTCGTCATCCATAGAATCAGAGAATTCAGAGAATATATTTCTAGAGTTATCGAATGCGATATTCGTAAACTTAGTATACTCCTTTATCGAGTTAATGATATTATTCCTATATTCTTTGAATGTCGAGTTAATATTAGACTGGATCGTCTTTTGATCATCTTTCAGCTGTTTCACAGCATTTTTAATAGCAGTGTTATTTTCCTTAATAGCCGAATTGAGATTCTTTTTGCTAAGCTTTTTGCCTGAAGCACTAAGGCCCTTCTTTAAACGGTCTTGAGTTTTAAGGAGCTTCTTTAAAGCTGCCTCATGCTGCTTAACGGACTTAGTGTCTTCCTTATACTGATCCGATTCCTTATACAGTGCAATAGCAAAATTCTTGATAGTTTTTTCGGCAGTTTTAGTAGCTTTGCTAAGTGTCTTAAGCTTAGGTGTTGTCTTGAGAAGCTCTTTTCCTAAACTCTTAGAGATTTTAGTAATCGTCTCATAAGGAGTTTTATTAAACGAGCTTACAGCTTTGTCGAAAGTCTTTCCAAACTGATAAGCGACCTTAATGATTTTTGTCATCTTGATCTTTGCTTTCTTGCTGTTCTTCTTAGACTTACTTGCGATTTTCTTAGAAGTGGCATCATATGAACTAGTTACACCATTTCCAGCTTTGTTAGCACTCTTGATAATGTCTTTTGTCGTCTTATCCATTTGGTCTGAAAACGTACTGTTGCCAGCATTAAGAATGCCATTTACGGTCTTCATGACGCCATCAACGTCTTTATTTCCAACCGATTTACTAATGGATTTCTTAATTCCCTTGACATATCCTGTAACTGTTTTTTGAGCTTTCTTAGCGCCGTCTTTTATTCCTTTTCCAGCGCCTAGCAAAGCTCCTCTTCCAGCGTCAATACCCGCAAGTTCAATGTCTCCAGCCGTTGATTTAACACCTTTAACAAGTCCTTCTCCGGCATAAGCGCCAATCTTATTGGTTTTCTTGGAAGGGGAATGCTCATCAAGAGATTTCTTGCTCTTCATACCCTTAAGTAATTGATTTCCTAAGGAAACGCCAGTAGAGTATACATCCGAGCTCTTGTTCTTTGCCCCGCTCATAAATCCTATAGCCGCATTGGCACCAGCCGTACTAAAATCTTTAGAATTAGATCTCATACCGCTAGCAAGGTTCTTGGCTAATGATGAACCGGCGTCTTTGAATTTTGAATTATAATCCTTGAATGTGCTATTAGCAGTACTAAGGGCGCTATTTACCACTGAATTAAATCCATCGGTAGTATCTGTATCCGATTTAAATGCATCAGTGACGTATTTCAAGAACTTCTTAGCTACGCTTGATGACGGAGACTTCATATCTTCGCTGTTATTTTTCATTCCAGTGGAAATCCACCCAACAACCTTAGAGCCAACCTTTTCAAAGTCCCCCGATTTTGATTCAAATCCATTCTGTACGGATTTTAGAGAAGTCTTACCCAAAGCCTTAAATGCTTTGTTCATATCCTTGACTTTCTTGTCCAGTCCACCCTTAACACCGTTCAGAGAATTGATGAAATCGGACAATTGCTTAGCTATAGTTCCTGCGTTAGATGTATCAGCTCCTTTTATTGTAGTTGAGAAGCTGACAAAACTCTCACCAAATGATACAAGGTTCTTTCCGAACTTCTTTAAGCTCTCCTTGTTTCCACCAAAGAGTATGCTTTTAGCAGATGTCGCTTCTGGAAGGTCATCGTTCAGTTTTGCAATGGATGTAGCAGCTGCCGATGTGGCTGTTATAGTTGAAGTATCGATTCCGGACACCGTTTTAGAGTACTTAGCAAATGACTTACCAAACGATACCATGCTCTCACCGAAAGTTCCTAAATCCTGAGAACCTCCTACGAACCACTCTTTCATACCATCTAAACTCGGTATTGTTTTTGCCAATTTGGTAATTGTCATTGCTGCTGCAGACGTTGCATTTATCGATTCAGTATCAACTTTAGATACAGAATCAGAGTATTTGGCAAATGAATTACCGAATGAGACCATACTTTTTCCGAAAGTTCCTAAATCTTCAGAACCTCCTACGAACCACTCTTTCATACCATCTAACTTAGGGATGGAATTTGCAAATTCGCTTATCGTCATTGCTGCTGCAGATGTAGCCTTTATAGTTGATGTATTAACGCCAGCCACTAGACTAGAATAAGTAGCAAATGCTGCTCCAAATGGAATAAGAGATAATCCAAATGAAGTTAAACTTTTAGACCCTGTCAGTAGCTGTTTTAATCCGCCAGCTTCAGGTATAGCGTTAGCTAAATCTGTTAATGTTTGAGCTGCGGAGGATGTTCCTTTAATTACCCCAGGGTTTATGTTGGCAACTTCCATGGCATACATTGCAAATGCTGCTCCGAATGGGATAAGAGATAATCCAAAATCAGCGAGATCCTTTGCCCCAGCTAACAGCTGAGCTAACCCTCCAGATCGTGGTATAGCATTCGCTAATTCAACTAGGGTTTTAGCCGCTATTGCAGTGCCCTTGACTGTTTCAGGATTAACGCCTGCTACCTGATCGCCATACGCTTTCATACCAGCACCAAGATACTGAAGCTGATAAGCAAATTTCTGAATTGGATCTTTCCCAAGATTTATAAACGTCGAAATGGCATTAACAATCTCTGCTCCGGCTATTTTAACAATGCATCCTGCTAACACAGACATAGACGAGCCTATTTCCGGATTTACATTACCCATCGTTGATAAGAATGGTTTCAGATTATTTGCAAAGTCTGATAGATTTGTAGCTATTTGTGGTAGCCCGTCTGTAACTCCCTGACCAACTCCGGATATAATTCCGCCGACTAGTTTTCCTAAACCTTCGCCTAGTAGTTCTAGTATTTGAACTCCACCATTCATGAAATCCTGAAATCCTGATATCTTATTAAGCCCGCCTAGCACAGCTATAATGGCGGCAAGTCCAGCGATAAATATTGAGAAACTGCCTAGCGCAGTTATAGCCCCAGCAATCGGAACGTTTTGAAGTATCAACATTGATGCGGATACAGATAATAAAACCATGCTTAATCCTGCAGAGGCTGCCAACGATCGTTTCCAATCCAATTGAGCCAGCATCCCAATAACCCCAGCTATTTCCAAAAGAACTGCGCCAGCTAAAAGAACACTAGCGTGAACCTTTCCAACACCAGAGAACCCTTTTAAACATAGTGTAAATACGCTTAAAAGCAATGATATTGCTGCTGATCCTGCAATAACTCCAGTTGGATCTAGCTGGGCCAACAAAGCAATAACTCCAGCTATCTCACCTACAACCAAAGCAGCTACTATTACTGACTTCTTAGCGTCAATAGATACGTCGCCAGCTTTGATCATTGCCGACATACATAACATTATAGAATCCACTGCTGCAGTTGCTCCTGCCATTTTGGATTGATCGAGACCGGACAGTATAGCTATAGCCGCGGTAAGAATTACAATGGAACCTGCCACTGTCATCATCATTACTCCAGCTCTGGCAGCATATTGTCCGGCACTAGCGCTAGCCTTAATTAGAGCACCAATAGGTATCATCAACGCAATTAGATCGGTTATGCATTTAGCCATTGTCTTAAGATCATACTTCTGTAGCTTCTCAAATGCGGCAAGTAAAACATGCAAACTAACTGTAAATCCTAGCAATAATACAGCTGCTTTAGATGCATTAGGACCGGCTTTAGCAGATGCCTTGAATAGTAGCATCATCGTTCCAAATACTACTACAAATTGTTTCCATCCTTTTTTCATAGAGCTAAAATCCATATTAGAAATTTTAGACATCACTTTAGCTAATCCATATATTGCCACTACAGAGCTTAATAATGTAAGTGCTCCTCTAGTTCCTCCTAAAGCGTTCGCTTTTCCAACAGCAATCATAAGAACTGATAACGATCCGACAGCCAATACTAAAGCGCCAATAGTGCTCCCAGCATCTCCAATATTATAATTGGATAGTCCTTTTATAGCTTTAACCATCAGCAGCAGAGAAGCAGCTAAAGATACAATTTGAAGAGCTCCGGCTGATGCTAATTTAGCATTTGCACCCATTGTATATTTAGTTAAAGCTCCAGAACATATAGTAATTACTCCTACAAGACCAGTTATAACGCCGATATTAATTGCCATTGATTTATTAATGGTCACATTTTGAAGTTTCTCAAGCGCAATGGTCATTAGCAAAATGCTTCCGGCAATAGAAATAACCATTGCTGAAACGCCAGAGAATCCTTTTGCTAACTTTTCTGTGGAAATAGATCCAATAGCGTAAGCAAATGCTGTTAATGCTGCACCTAATATACCGATCAGCACAACTGCACCTTCGATTCGATCCTGAGGTAGTACAGTTAACAAAGCTATAGATCCTACCAATATAGCTACAGCTTTTGCAATCTTAATAACTATATCGGCTTTGATAGAATCTTGCCAAGTTTTAAGAGTTAATGCTCCTTGATTCATTAGTTTAATAAAACTGTTACCTATTGCTGCTGGTAATGCAAATAAACCACCGAATCTATCTGTAAGCACCTCTAACAATTTAGAAAGATTATAAAGGGTTTTTACTGAAACACCGCCCAACAAGATAGTCAATATATTAGC